CTGATGATACTACTACAGCTTATAAGGCTTTGCTTAAATTTATTGAATACTTTAAGCCGAACATTATTGTTAATAATGGGGATTCCTTTGATGGTGGTTCTATTAGTCGTTTTCCTCGTATTGGTTGGGATAAGAAACCTACTGTTCAAGAAGAACTGGAAGCAAACAAGTTCTACTTAGGAGAGATAGAAAAAATAAGACCAGCAGGGTGTAGGCTTATTTGGTGTCTCGGTAATCACGATGCTAGATTTGAGACTATGCTTGCTGCACAAGCCTCTGCTTACGAGGGTGTACAAGGGTTCTCGCTAAAAGACCATTTTCCTTTATGGGAAAATTGTTGGAGTTTCTGGGTAAACGATGACACAGTTATTAAGCATCGGTTTAAAGGTGGGCGATACGCAGGCTATAACAACGCTGTAGCAGCACAAACAAACATTATTACAGGTCATACCCATGTCTTAGCTTGTCAGCCGATTACAGGCTATGCGAAGACGATTTGGGGGGTACAAACAGGCACACTAGCTGAGCCTAATAGTCTACAGTTTGCTGACTATACAGAGGATTCTCCTAAAGATTGGCGATCAGGTTTTGTTATGCTTTCATGGGATAAAGGGCGAATGTTAATGCCAGAGATGATTCAAGTCTGCGGAGAGGATGAGGTGGAGTTCCGAGGAGAGATTCTAAAGGTATGAAGTTGACCTCCACTATCCTAAAGAATATCTACAATATGCTTGTGGTGTGTAAACCTTTTGATAAGTGGAATATGCCTTTAGCAGCCCAGATTCGTTTTGTGGTTGATGCAGATCCCGATGTAATGGGAACTTACTTATATCAGGATGATGAGAAATGGGAACACATCATTACCATTTCTACTGCTAGGTGCGGATTCCTAGATACAGTTATTCGGACTATGGCACATGAAATGATACATATGAGTTTTCATCGTAGGAAGGGTAATAAGTGGGCGCAACATGGAAAAGAGTTTCGCGCTAGATGCCATATGGTAGGAAAAGAGCTAGGGCTAGATCCATTAGAGTTGTAGTTCTTGTTCTGCTATTTGGCAAAAAATACTACATTCAATATTAGGTTCTTGAGGGTAATTCCCATCTGTAGGCTTTAGTTCATCAAGATAGCGGTCTTTAAATATGGTCTGTTTCTTAAACCTCTCTAGCTTTGCCATGCGGTCAAAATGCTCAGGAAAGTCCACCTTTATCTTATTCCAGTAGCCCATACCACCCTTAACGCAGCCAATGCAGTTATTGTTGTGATACCCAAGCTTGTACATAACTGGAAGTTCAATATTGGCGTTTTTAAGCATTGCTAGGCAATCTTCTTTACCTAAGCCTTTATCTATAAGAGGTGTCCATATATTGACATCGGCATTGGCATCTATAAAGCGGTCTAAACGAGCTTGTTCTTCTGCTGTATAGCCAAATACTTGGCGGTCTGTAGGTTTCTCAAATCGTTCTCTAATCTGCTTTTTTAATGCCCTAGTGCATGGCGCACCCTTGGGTGTTCGTATGTAATTCTTTTCAAACACCCTGTAGATGGATCTGTCATAAAAATCATTTCCAAGAATCTCAATCTTTTGCCCAAACCATTCCTCACATTCTGCTAAGAATCTTTTATTGTCTGGGTGTTCTTCTTTAACTTCTGTGTAAGCTATGATTAATTCACTCTCTCTCTCTCTCTGCTAAAGCGATTTTAGTAGCTACAGCACTAGCAGCACCACAGGAAAACCAGCAAACTGTTCTCATTTCATCACCCCAATATATCCCCGTTCAAAAAGTTCACCAATGGTTTTACGATGCGCACTCTCCCACATCTCGATCCTTGCGACTTTCGTAAGTGTGCATGACTGATCGACCTCCGCATGGCAGCGATAACACAGGGTCGCAATACGATAATCATGCGATTTAAGTCCTCTACCTTTACCATCGAGAAGCTGATTGCTATGGGCTGCAACACAAGTGCCATCTTCTATCCCACAATGTTGACATGGTAATAGTCTAGCGATTTCTAGCAGTTTTTTGTTTCTATACATTTACCGCTTTGGTATAGGCTTGAATGCGTTTAGATACTACGACCAGTTCTTCTGATGCTAGTAAAGCCTGTTTTACATCTTTTTTTAACATAGAGTCGTGGTATTCCTTCTCTAGTGTCTTTAGTCTTAATACGAGTTCTGCATAGTCAATCATTAATGGTTTCCTTCTAGTCCTGTTTTTTTATCTAATTCTGCTCTGAGCATAGCATTTTCTTCTCTAGTTTTCTTTAGCAACTGAGATAAATGGTGTGCTGTTTTTAGCATCTCTTTATACCTATTTAGGTATAAATTGTAATTTGTAGAGTCCACTATTTTGTACCAATCTTTATAGAAATGTAAACTATGAGAAACACAATCAATGCCCAGATGTAGACAAAGTCGCTATCGAGCATGATTATCTACAGATCGATTGGTAGCCTCTAGACTGCGCCATATCTCGACTTTTAGTTGTGCAGCAGTCAGCATCCATTTGATCTTTTCCTCGCACTCCACAGCCTCTTTTAAGCCCTCTAGCAAGCCAATATACTCTGGGTCTGCATACGCATCTACTTCTGCTGCTGCGACAGACTTAGCAGATGACTTAGACATAAGAATACTACGCTTAGACTTTAAGAAGTTCTCTAGGTAGATTCTGTTTGCCTTGGCTTTAGCAAAATCACCTGAATACTTCATTATGTACTCTACTGCTTTTGTTGGATCTATATCCATTTTCCCCATTCTCCCTTATTACCTTTTTGCCATTGGTCTGCAAATAGATTTAGTAATTGGCTATCGATTTGGTGTTTTGATAGATATTCCCTAAACTTCTGCAAACCCCAAACTGCTCTCCATTTACAGAGTTGCCGTACTGCCGATCTTAGCCGAAAGTCTGGCTCTAAATTGTGCAAAAGTTTCTCCTGCATATGGATTTAATCCTAACTCTCTGCCCTTGGCTAAAGTAAGTTCATCGCTTGCATACCAGGGCAATGGTGGTCTCTTGTTTTCTTTCTGCTCGATAACAAGCTCATCCTCGAACCTCTCTTGATTTAACCAAGTAGATGCATGAGGGATAAACTCCCAATCAGTTCCCTTTGCTACCCAGTATTTTCGATGCTCTATTATTGCCTCTAGTGCCTTTTGTTGGTTGTCTAGACTTAGTTTCTCCCACGATCTTTTTGCTATTAGCTTTCCGACCTTTTTTGGATATTGCAACCAAAAGTTCTCGAATTTCATTTTCCCTTTTCCCTTTCATGTTTTCTATTGCCTTTACCAACATACTTTCTAAACCATGCTGCAACAACATCTTATGACCCTGACTATCAAACACTACCTCTACATTAGCAGAGCCATCTATGTTTTCTCTAATTCGTTTGATCTGTATCAGCATCTATCCATACCTTTATGTTTTGATTAAAGTCTGCTTTCATAAGAACTGGCTTATTTAAACAATCTAACATTCTATACAAAGTCTCCTTTACTTCTTCTAAGTCCTCTCCCATGACACCGACACCTCTTGCTGTGTACAGATAAGGCTCATGGTTCTTATCGTAAAAGACCTCGCACACTTCGACCCAAGGCTCTCCATCGTTCTCGTCTGAAAAGTCTACCACTCTATGATTCCAATGCATTATTTACTCGCTAAAATAAAAAGCCCTATATTGCTGAACCCATAGCCGCCATATACCACCGCCATAGGCACATTACCCTTTAGTCCTTGCTCTACAGCTATGTAGGCATAAATCAGACCTGTAACGATAATTAACCACGCACTCATTTTTTTATTCGTTTAAAGCCCATAATTTTTCACAGTCTTTCATGTTTTGTGGCTTATCTAAGTCTTTATTTTCATAAATAGATAACCTATCTTCCAACTCCATTATGCGTTCTGCTTGTTGTCGCAACATATTTGATGCTAAAGATCTAACTTCCCATCTATCTTCGCTACCAAGACAATCGGTTAATTTTTCTGCAAGTTCTAATGCGTTCATTTATCTTGTGCCTTTCTCAACGCTATATGCTTTTGTAAGATATGCCAGAACTCAGATTTTATTACTTTCATTTTTTTCCCCTAAAGTGCATGAAACTTTAATAATCTTATACGAGTTCTACAAATAAGTCCTAAGTGTTTTCCCTAATCCATTTATTTCTGTAGATTTGGAGAGCTTCTGTATATCCGTTAATTTGGTAAATGTCATGCGTTCCTTGGGTAAAGTGGGTTAGCATCCTGTAGCCGTCTTTTATACAGAAGTTTTTTAGCCCTCGGTCTGCCATCTGTCGGCAGATGTCCTGATCGTAAAGATGATAGCCTGGTATTGACTCATCAAACCGCACATCTTGACAAGTAGCCAACATAAGTCCGTCTAAGTGTAAACAGAACTGTTTGCCATCGCTAAAAAACAGTATTCCGCTACGAGGGTCTATTACGCTACCAACACATTGTCCTTCCCACCAAGGGCTTGCCTCTGTCTGGCTGCCTATAATCCCTATCATGCCTATAGCCTCAACACAGTAGGCTAGTAGGTTCATCCTCAGTAAGTGTGGGTTAGTAACAATAATGTCGTGATGGATAAAGCATTTTATCTTATGTTTAGCTTGGTCTATGCCTGTGTTATACCCTTGTGCAATAGACTGTGGTTTTTCTACCACTACAATCTCATCATCCTCTTGTAGAAGTAATGACTTTAGTAAACATCTCTCTAGGATAGAGGGATTATGGGTACAAACAATGTAACTTATAGATTCCATTAACTACCTTTAGGTAATGTTTATATAACAATATACAACTTGTATATAAAAGTGTAGTTTTCTATACATTTTGTTACAACATATATATATTTTGTATATATTTAGACAATACTCTCCTTTAGGTGTCGGTAATCTTTGCAATGCTTATTGCCTTTTACTTTATTGCACCAGGCGCATAATATTTGTAGATTGTTAAAATCTAGTGCCAAATCTGGATAAAACTTTCTTGGTTTTATATGATCTACGCAAATCTTTTTTTTTGATCCGCAGCGTTGGCATTTATAACCATAATGCAAAAGTGCTTTTTTTCTTAAAACTCGCCATTCTTTAGATTGTAAAAAATCTTTATTTTGATTTTGAAAAAATTTAGATAGTTCATTATTAGATAAATTAGATACTATAGATTTATATAAAGACTTAGTAAGATACATATTTGCCTTCTGGTGAACGAACCTAGCCTAACCTAAGTTCGCCTTCATCTGCCTCCTAGAGCCACAGAACCCGACAGTCGTTCAAGGAATCGGCACTATCTTCGCCACCGATATATGGGCTGTTACATCCTTTGTCCCCCAGTAGCCCTTGTATCTTATCTGCTGGTGGTTTTCATCGCCCAGATAAGACCAAATCAATACTATAAACTAAAACTCAAACTCTTTGTAATCATACCTCCCATTTTCTTTTTTGTACCAGCCGAAAACCAAGATGCGCCAGTTTGACCTTAAAACTTCTGGCAACATAGGCGATTCGCTTATTTTTTTTATCCGAGTAGACATATTGCTTTTGGAAGTAAGTTGGATGGCTACAGTCTCTCCGTTTCCAATAGCCAATATGTCGAATATGCCAAACAAATCTTTTTTTCGTTTGGTAAAAGCGTTGTACGATTCCACTACATCGCATTGATAGCCTCTTTCGGTCATTAGCGCAATAGTGCGCTGATTTAGACTAGCCAAGATCTTCTGCTGTAATCTTGCCTTCTGAGGCAATAATTATGGCTTTGTGGTGCTTTTGTGGGATGCTGTTACGCATTGACCAGGCATAGACAGTTACATACTTCATGCCGAGCTTGTCTGCTATATCTTTGTAGCTGCCAAACACTTCTAGCAATTTATCAAAGTGTTGTTTTTGTGCAACAGTATCCATATCTTCTCCTTTTGTAGATCTTTGATTCTAGCCTAATTCTGTAGAAATGTAGATATTAGGGTTTGTCCTAGTATAAATAATCTACAAATCTCTACAAATCGTGTATAGTTTCTACATAAGCAATGTTGCTTATTTCTTGTGAAAGGGAAAAAATGAAAAACTGGCACATGGTAGTAATTGGAATCTTGTTAATTATCTTTGCACAAATTATGTGGTACGCAACAGGAAAGGGGATTATATGAAAGATAACTTTATGCCTGACTTTGAGAGCAGACCAGCTTTTAGTGAACAAGAGTATTTATGGGAGAACTACATGAAGAAAGGTGCTGACTTAGATGTACTTAATGTAGATAACTTTGTAGAGTATCTTGGTAAGGCAGTAGAAAGTAATAAGGGTGCTGAGAAGTGGGAGTTATATCGCCAATACGCAGAGAAGGGTGATTGGCATAACTTTGGTAGGGCTATTTATTTTTTAGTCCACGATCATATTGAAGATGAACTTTTATAAGGGGGATGTATGAGTAAATATTTAGAACTTAGGAATGTAGATGTATCGGACAAGGTAGAGAAAAAGAATGGTTTGTCTTATCTATCTTGGGCATGGGCTGTAGACACATTGTTGCAACGAGATCCACAAGCTACTTGGTATTATGGCACTCCTGTAGCGTTTGGTGAAACTGTGATGGTATTTTGTACAGTCAATGCGTTTGGTAAGTCTATGACCGCACAGTTGCCGGTAATGGATTACAGGAACAAAGCCATTGCTAATCCAGATGCGTTCTCTGTTAATACAGCTATGCAGCGTTGCCTGGCGAAAGCCATTGCTCTACATGGTCTCGGTTTATCTCTTTATGTCGGTGAGGATTTATGGGATGATATAGAGGTAGATTCTACAAAGTTTGTAGAAAAGATATTAAGT